GCGGAGTAAGCCTTCAGTGAAGATAGTGTTTGCCACAGTTGTGGCATTGTTTGCCACACCATCATCATCCTCATTTGCCACAATGGTTGAAAAACTTGTGGCAACAATATCCCATGCTTCTTCGTCTATCGACTTGAGTGCGGCGTAATTTGATACAGCGCCACGACTCCATCCGCCCATCGCCTTCGCGGCTTGCTCCTGGGTAAAGGATTCGGTGAGTTTCCAGACCAATTCCGCGTCATCGATGAAGGTGGTTTTAACCACCGTCTCAGACGCTTCATTGCTTTCGCGGGCTTGCTGAATTTCGGCCAATTCATCAGCGGGCGGATCGACAATCAAGGCCGGAAGGGTTGCCAGCGACAACTTGATTGCGGCCTCCAAGCGATGATTCCCGTCAATTAACCGATACCCACCATCAACTCTATAAACGCGCAACGGCTTATCGGTTTGAAAACCTAACCGCTCAATCTTTCCGCGTAACCGATCCACGCCATCCGCTTTAACCGAACGCGCCACAACCCGGCTAACAATCGATGTTGCCGGGATGAATTTGATTTCTGCTACACTTTCACCAGTCATTGATGTTTCTCTCGGTTGTCATCAGTGATCAGCCGGCTGCTACCGGCGCAATGCCCCGCACCAGCGGGGTTTTTGTTGCCTCATCCATCCCCAAATACCTTTCAATAACCTGTACTGCTTCTTCCCATCCAAAGCACACCAGCGCCTGATAACCCTGCGTTTCCAAATCCCTGAGCCATTCCCGTTGTTCTTTTGTTACGTTCGAAGGAATGCCGTCCCGGCGCTTCATTTCGATGAACAGCCCGTTGCAGCCGTCCACCTCAACCGGCAGGAACACATCGGGGTAGCCTTTCTTCATCCCGCCTTTCTTCGCCATAACCGCCTGGTGCGGCGACAATCGCACCCCATTCAACGAGGCATTCAATAGCCGTAGTCGCGGCTCTTTTCTCTCCATTGCCGCCGCCCACTGAAAAAGCGCCTCTTGTTCAACCCGCTCTAAAACGTGGGGCGCTTTCAACCTGAACGGACGCGGCTTGGTCACGAGGATTCCTCCAGAGCAATCGCCCACTCGATATAGGTAGCTGCTTTTTTCAGGTCCGTTAATCCGCCCTTTCCCGACGCGCCGGGCGCGCTCGGGTTGACATTGAACCGCAGCAAATACTTTATGGCGTTGCCTAAATAGAATCCGGTCAACTGTTCCGGTGATAGATTGGCCCGGATCACGTCAATCGGTTGTTGGGGCATGGCGGCGTAATAGCCAGGGGATAACTCACTCATGCCACCGCCTTCTTCTCGGTCCGCGCCCGAATCGTCTCCGTGCAAGTCACGCAGAGGTAGCGCGTCGCCTTTCCGGTCCGGTGGATAACTACACGGGTCGAGGCGATTTGCTCCGCCGGTCGATAGCGCCGGCAGCCCGAACAAAACTTCTCGCCCTTGACATCCTCTCCGGCCTGAAGGCCGGAGATTCCTGGTTGTTGCCTTCCAGGTTCCTGTTTCATCGTTCGATGCTCCTTTGGGATTGGCCCATTGGAGTCTGACTCAAACTCCGCAGGCTTAACGTTCGGCGTGTCCCGCCGTAGTTTTTTCGTGCAACCGCAAAAGTCTTGTAGGGCTTTATGAAAACTGGGTTTTGCGCTTCCGGGATTTCCATGAAAGATAATTGACTCATGGCCGCGCCCCTTCCCACGTTCCGGCCAATGGATTCGCCGGCGCTTCCTGGCGATTGGCTCGGCCAATCAACTGCCAGACTCGGGCAGGCGCATCGCACTGCCAGCAGTGGATTAACCTGCCGATTTGCGCGGCGGCGGCGCTAATGGTGATGAGCGCCTGGCACGACAGGCAGTGAGTGTGCAGATAGCGCGGGTCGTGCAAATCCACCAGATTATCCATAGGTCTACCCCAATAAAAACCCCGCGCCAGCCGAAACGGACGCGGGGGAACCACCAAACGAGGAGCTTGCATGATGATGATCGGCTTGTTCGCGCTCATGCGCCGGGTCAACCGAGGGACCCGTTGCCCCAGTCGTTGACCCGCAGGGCGGCTGTTTGGGATGGGCAAGATTCAGGAGTTTTAGGCAAGCCGGGCAGATGACTTTTTCAGGAACCCGCGTCTTGGGCCGAACGCCCGAACCACGGATCCGGCAGGCCACGAACAACCCGGCGTCGATGTAATGCACGGGCGTCCCCGGCGGTAACGGCGATCCTGTCCAGGGCTTTGCTGGATAGGGATGGTCCAGACGCCGGTGGTAGCCGTAAGGGAGTGGCGCGGGCATGTCAGGCGGCCTGTTGGTCTTCGATCGGGTAAATATCGGGCCTGAGTTCGTGCCGGCTGATACCCGTCGCCGCTTCCACGGCCAGGACACGCCCCGCCGGGATGCGTCCTGACCGCAGCCAGTCGTGAACTGACGGCGGCTTAATTCCTATCATTTTGGCGAGCCGGTAGCAAGTACCGGATACAGCAATGGCTTTTTCGATGGGTGTGGTGTTCATGCCATTATATTAGGTGATGTCTAATTTATGTGCAAGTACTATGGTGGCCTGAAAATTAAAATTAGGTATTGGCTATTGACAGATTCTTAGGCTTTGCCTATCATTCCCCTCAACCCGCCGCCCCGCTGCACCGGCAACGCAGTAAGGCCACTCGCAGCACAAGGGACGGTCGGGCCAGCTCAGCACGGACGCGGGCGCAAATCCTCCTTTGGGCTTGCCCGGTTCGCCGGGCCTTTTTAGGGGCTGAAAAATGAACAACGCAATCGTCTCCCGCACAGTCACCGGACCCGGACTTAAATCCCGCCCGCCAATGGCGACGTACTGCAAACCATCCCAGCTTGCACTCATCCGCGCCAAAAACTCCCATGCGGGGCAGCGCATTGACCGGGAGCGGCGCGAGGCTATGGCGCTGCTTCGGGCATTGGAGTCAGCGGAGGGGCCGCTTTTGCAGCAACTGGAACCGAAGGAGTTGCCGCCCCTGGACCCAGTGCTGAATGCCGATTTTTTGGCCGGGCTGATTGCTGGCGCGGCGGTGGTCGCCGTAGTCGTAGGCGCTCTGTGGATAGGTAATCAGCTATGAGCCAGCCAGTAACTGACCTGCTAGGGGACGCGATCCCTAAAACCATCCAGTGGTTTCCCACCGAGCGGGAGGCCAATAATTTCATGGATTTGTACTGCTCGGTCTGTGCGAAGTTACGCACAGATGATGATTTATGCCCTGTCTGGGAGGACGCCGATCCGGTCGAGTGGGTCATCACGCCGGACGGGCCGAAATGCACAAAGTTCGAGGGGGCCGCATGAGCGACATGACTGCTATTTTTGAGGCGCCCGCCGTCCTCGCTGAGCAATGCCGGGAACAGGCCGAGGAAATCACCAAACTGAAATCCATTGTTCGGCTACACGACGAACGGATCGACGCCCACGGGCTGCTACTGACCACGCCGCGCCGCCGCGATGCGTTGCGGCATTACGAGGCGCAACTCGCCAGGCTTCAGGAGGCATCATGAGAGTGCTCGTTGGGTGTGAATATTCCGGGCGTGTAAGACAGGCATTTAGAAACCTCGGACATGATGCTTTCTCTTGTGATCTATTGGAAAGTGAAGATGGGTCTCCATTCCATATCCAAGGTGATGTGATCCCGCTGCTTTCGGAAGATTGGGACTTGGCTATTTTTCACCCGCCATGCACTCATCTTGCCGTTAGTGGTGCGCGGCATTTCAAAGCTAAGATTGCAGATGGCCGTCAGGATGAAGCATTGGAGTTTGTGCGATTTCTGATGAATGCTCCAATCAAGCATATCTGTATCGAGAATCCGATTTCTATTATCAGCAGTCGGATTCGCAAGCCCGATCAAATTATCCAGCCCTGGCAGTACGGACATGGCGAAACTAAAGCGACCTGTCTGTGGCTCAAAGCGCTGCCGAAGCTGGTCCCGACGGCGTATGTTGAACCGCAACTGGTTGACGGCAAACGACGCTGGAGCAATCAGACCAACAGTGGACAGAACCGTCTGCCGCCCGGCCCCGACCGCTGGAAGGAACGCTCGCGCACCTACCCCGGAATTGCCGCCGCAATGGCTGCCCAATGGGGACGTGAGTTTGAGATGTATAGGGAGGCCGCATGACGTCCGCCCTTCTGTGGCTCATCTTTTCCACGGGCGGTATCGAAGTCGCCAAAGCGCCGCCGGCCTGTACCGCACTACTGGATCAGTGGCTGATCCAGGTTCGTCCGGGGAAAATCCCCTACTACTGCGTTGGCCCGTTGGGTTACGCCCGGATCGTGCGGCTATGAAACGCGACCCTGACGACGACTTCATCTCCGACCTGCGGATGCAGGCGTTCAGAGAGCGCCAGCACCGCGCCATTTTGACCCGTCACCCCGACTGCCGCGATCCAGCCCATCCGGGTTGCGAGCGCTGCGAAGACCGCGACGGCAACCTTATTGAAACCGAGGAGGAAGCGGCATGACCGACTTCATCTATGGCCTGCATCCCGCAGAAACACTGAGCAACGCCGCCTATCACGCCCTGGACGCGGTCGGAAAATCCGATCTGGACAAAATCGCCCGCTCGCCGCTGCATTGGAAACACGCCGAACGGGAAGAAACCGCCGCAATGCGCATCGGGTCCGCCGTGCATTGCGCGGTCCTGGAGCCGGCGCGGTTCGCTGTGGATTACGCGGTCGCTCCAGAAGGCGACAAGCGCTCCAAGGCCGGCAAAGAAGCCTTCGCTGAGTTTGAAGCGGCGAATGTCGGCAAGATCGTATTGAGCCTTGATGACGCGCAACTGTGTACCCGCATCGCTCTGTCCGTTCAGTCTCATCCCCGAGCTAAAACCCTGCTCCAATCCGGCCAGCCGGAAGCCTCGTTGCTGTGGAGCGACAGCGAATTCAACGTCCGATGCCGCGCTCGCGTTGACTGGCTGACCCCGGACGGGCTGCTGATCGATCTGAAAACCACCCAAGACGCCAGCTCATCAGCTTTCGCCAAGAGCTGCGCTCATTTTCGCTACCACGTCCAGGCCGCTTGGTATCTGGCCGCCTATCAGGCCGCCACCGGCGACCTGCCCGGCGGCTTCATCTTCGTCGCCGTGGAAAAGACGCCACCCTATGCCGTGGCGCTGTACGAACTGGACGCAGAGGCGGTTGACTTGGGGCGGTTTCTGGCGCGGCGCGATCTGGCTCGCTACGCTAATGCCCGCGAGTTTGATCTATGGCCCGGCTATAGCGAGGCCATTCAACCGCTGTCCCTGCCCAAATGGGCGCTGAATGCCGAGATTGAGGAGTAAGCCATGACCACCGCCGTCGCCACACTGTCCCAAGCCCACTCCTTCCCGGCCCTGCTCAAGCAGCACCAGGCGGAGATTGCCCGCGCTCTGCCGCGCCATTTGAATCCGGATCGGATGACCCGGATCGCTCTGACCGAGTTTCGGAAGAACCCCAAACTGGGGGAGTGCGATCCGCGATCGGTGTTCGCCGCCGTCATCATGGCTAGCCAGTTAGGGCTGGAACCGGGTCTAATGGGGCAGTGCTACCTGATCCCTTACAGATCGGAATGCCAGTTGATTCCAGGCTATCAGGGACTGCTGGATTTGGTGCGCCGCTCCGGCAAGGTCAAGCGGATCGAGGCGCAAGTGGTCTATGAGCGCGACCGATTCACCTACCGGACGGGCCTGTTTGTCACCCTGGAGCATGAGCCGCTGCTGGACGGCGACCGGGGCGAGCCGCGCTTGGCCTATGCCGTCGCCGAGTTTGCCGATGGAGGGCACCACGTCGAGATCATGACCCGCGCCCAGATTGAGGCCATCCGTGACCGGGGGAGCAACAGCCAGAATGCCAAGAAGTACGGCAAGAAAACCCCTTGGGATACCGATACGGATGAGATGTGGCGCAAAGGGCTAGCGCTGGATACCCCGATCCCCACTCCAAGCGGGTGGATCACTATGGGAGAAATTTCAGTGGGCGATGTGGTTTTCGACCACCTGGGAAAGCCAACGCCAGTCACTGATGTTTCTGAAATAAAGAATATCCCCTGCTTTAGGGTGACCTTCAGTAATGGGGATTTTGTGGTTTGTGATGACGAACATCGCTGGTTGGCTCGCGCCGGAGGAGCTAACGCCTGCAAAGATCAATATCGGGTTTACACGGTCAACGAGCTTTTTGCAGCAAAGAATCAAGGGCTTGCCGTAACAATTCCGGTTCAAGGTGCGCTGGATTTGCCGGATGCCGACCTGCCTATCAATCCCTACCTGCTTGGGTACTGGCTGGGTGATGGCACGGCCAGGAGGCCCCAAATCACCTGCAACACTGATGATCTTCAGCATGTGGAGGATGCAATCTCCGAAGCCTATACGCTGGGGACCGTAAGAAAAGACGAACGGGCTGACGCTTGGTGTGTGGGCATCAAAGGGATGCTTGAAGACCTGCGATCCCTTGATCTGATCAGCAACAAGCACATTCCACAAATTTACTTGCGGGCATCCATTGATCAGCGCAAGCAACTTCTTGCCGGGCTGATTGATTCTGATGGGCATGTGGATAAAGACCGAGGGAGAGTTAAATACACTTCAACGAATTACGCGCTGGCTTGTGGAGTTTTTGAGCTGGCATCTTCCCTGGGCGAGACGCCCTTGCAGATTTGTCGGCGCGTGTCCGGGTTTGGTGTGGAAACCACAGCCCACGAAGTGAGTTGGCAGCCATCATTCGTCTGCGCGACGTTGCCCCGCAAAAAAGAGCGCATCAGGGATCGAAAAATCTCGATTTATCGCGCTATCAAGAGCATCGAAGAAGTCCCGTCGGTCCCCACGCGCTGTATTGCCGTAGCCAGCGCCGAGAAGACTTATTTGTGTGGCCGCAGTATGGCCCCCACGCATAACACGGTCCTGCGCCGCCTCTGCAAGTTCCTGCCCAAATCCGTTGAGCTGATGACCGCGCTTTCACTGGATGACGCCGCCGGCCAGGGTCAGAAGCTGAACGTGCGGGAAGTCATCGAAGGGAATTGGGCACCGCCGCCGGTGGCCGACGAGGAGCCATTACCGCCGATAGCGATCATCGCCACGACCCCGGAACCCCCAGCCGAAATGAACCCGGAGACCGGCGAAATCCCTGAGCCGACTCAGGCCGCCCCGGAACCGGAGTTGCCGCCCGCTGACCCGTGCGGCGACCTGTTGATGCTGATTGGCGAGGCGCAAACCACCGCCGACCTGGACGCCCTGAGCCGCGACATTGGCCGGCTGCGCAACGGCGAGCGCAGCCGCTGCATCGCCGCATGGAAAGCCCGCAAGAGCGATCTATCCAAAGCAGCCTAACTCGCCCGCGCCAGGGATGGCGCAATGGAGGCTCCATGAATTGCCCCACCGGAAAAATCTGCTACCCCTCGCCCGCCGCCGCCTGGCGAACGATTGAATTTATGAGCGCCAGCCGCGCCCGGCATACCCACACCAGGAGCGGGCGGGGCGGGTTTGCGTACCAGTGCCGCGAGTGCGGCCAATAGCACACCACGCGCGGCCAGCGCACCGTTGGCCGTCCGACGCAGGAGGTCGCATGACTCGCCCGCCGGCCATTGGCCCGATTCTGAAGAAATTTTTGACCGGGCAAAATCGCCCCTTAACCGCCACCCAGATCGGCGACCAGATCGGCTACCCCGCGTCTGATGTTCGTAAGGCGCTGAACGCCCTGCAATTTCTGGGCGAACCGGTCAGGTACCAGCCCCCCAAAAAAATCGGCGGGGCCGGGTTCTGGTCATTCGCGGCGGATGCGCATCCTCGGGTTCGGCTCCCGCCGCAAATTGATCCACTCCCCAAACACTGCCAACCCGGCATCACTCCCGAGGATTTGGCCTGGATGAAAAAATACCGCGATTCGGCCAAGGCGCGGAGCCAACAGGCCGAGCGCCAGGCGCAGCAGGTCAATGCGATGCGTGGGCGGGTGTGAGCGACGCGCTGCGTCAGAATCAATCGTTTGGAAGCCAAAATGAGGAATTAGAGATGAATCAAGAACTGAAAGGCAAACTAGACGGCCATGCTAAATGGCTGCGCGGCGATCAGGATGGCGTAAGGGCGGATTTAAGCGAGGCGGATTTAAGCGGGGCGAATTTAAACGGGGCGAATTTGCGCGAGGCGGATTTAAGCGGGGCGAATTTAAGCGAGGCGAATTTGCGCGTGGTGGATTTAAGCGAGGCGAATTTGCGCGGGGCGGATTTAAGCGAGGCGGATTTAAGCGGGGCGAATTTAAGCGGGGTGAATTTGCGCGGGGCGGATTTGCGCGAGGTGGATTTGCGCGGGGCGAATTTAAGTGGGGCGGATTTAAGCGGGGCGAATTTGTGCTGGGCGAATTTAAGCGGGGTGAATTTGCGCGGGGCGGATTTAAACGGGGCGGATTTGCGCGAGGCGGATTTAAGCGGGGCGGATTTAAACGGGACAAATTTGCGCGGGGCGGATTTAAGCGGGGCGAATTTGCGCGAGGCGGATTTGTGTATATTCCAGGCTGGGACATGGACCGCCTATATCCAGTCTAGCCATATAAGAATTGGCTGTAAGTACCACAGCGTGGGGCAATGGCGCAATTTTACTGATCAGGAGATTAGCAAAATGAGCGAAGACTCCTTGGATTGCTGGCATAAAAACAAGCCGATTATTATGGCTATTGCTGAGTCGTTAA